TGGAAAAGTTACTCTCTGTTCCGCAAGTAGGGTTAGCAATAGTGACACATGCTTTGGAACCAATAGGGTTTGCTTCGCTGTGCTTGCCACGCAGTGCTGCAATGATAGCAGGAGCACCATTCTCTTCGTGTGACTGTGCTGCATCAGGTTCACCACCATCTACGTTAGCACCAGTCTCTGGATCCTTTCCATCCTGATTCTTTACCGAACGATTAGCTTGTGGTTTAGAATCTGGATCAGTGTACGTAGTAAATGCTTTACCCTCACCGCTGTCTTGTGGTTCGTCTAGCTTAACCTCTGTGGCACCAGCAGTGTGACCAATCGATCCCATGATGATTGGTTTCTGCTTATCATTATCAAGGAAGAATCCAGTGACCCAGTTGCCTGCACGTAGGTTTACAGTAGCACCAGTAACACCACCATCACTGAAAGGTGTGGTGACTGGCAGCATAACTTGTGCCCAAGGTAACTCCTTTGTCGCAGTAGTATCCTTGAGGTTGTGACCAATAATTCTTACACGATATCTACCAGACTTTTTAGGATCATCAGTAGGTGACGATTCAACTTGACCAATCCACCAGTGGAAGCCATCGTCTCCCACCTGATTTGTCTGCATTAATGATGATAATACGGGATCCATACCGAGCAGCAGTTACAAGATTATTTATTAGGTAGTTTCAGCCTTTGAATCACTATCTCTGCGACCATAAGAGTCGCGGATCAGAGTAAGGTGAGTGTTACCTTTAATATTCTTGAGATCATATGCATGATTCACTTTGGCAATAAGATATACACCACTGTGTTCTGGGTCCCAAGACTCTTCAGATCTATCCTTACTAGGAATCATATTGGGAATAAAAATTTCAACAGTTTGTCCCACCTTAAGTTCAGGATGTAAAGGAATAGTTATGTTGACTTCTTGATTGTTTAGACTCTCTAGTCTGGAGATAGACTGTGCAACATAACTCTTCTGCCAGTCAGGGAACTCGGCGGCATTGCTGCCACCATCTTTCTTCTCGGGTGATGCTACTTCAGTGCCATCAAACCATGTCTCATGATCAATCAGTGCTGACATGATTCTTGTTGGTTTCGATGCCAGATCTGCCTGTCCCTTGAGCATACCTGACTGCGATCCAAGGTGGCTCATCTCTTCAAAAGAATCTTTGAGAGAATATGCATATTCTTCGTATGCTCCTGTGCTGTAGTTGTAGAAGCATACAACAGAAGAGTACGTTCCCATCCTCAACTTGGTGAGCATGTCAATCTCTTGTTTGAAATTAATTTCAAGAATCTTATTCCTAGAAGAATTTTCTAGGTCTTCATTCTCTTGATACAACTGAAGAACTGGGGGATTCTTCTCTAAAGAATTGAGTCTGTCAATAGAATTAAAATGATATCCATCATAGTTTTCATAGAAAAAGTAACCAGCAGAACCATTCATCTTTCCATAAGCACCAGAGTCAATGTCAGCAACACCACCTTGACCATCTGATGTAGTACCGCCAGATGATTCTGTAGTTTTATTTTCTGCGTCTTGCGCTACGGATTTTGCTAGTAATCCCTTGATAATTGCGAAGGGCGTCTTCTTACCTGGATGAAATCTGACCTGGAACAAAGTAGGATCTGTTGTAATTTCTTTTTCCGTCTGTAAATTATCAGTCAGCAAGCTCTTAACAATGGTGTCTGGTTTACCTGTCAACAACTTCGGCAATCGAACCGTCTCATTAATCAAAGCTTCCTTGGACATCATTCCAAGTTTGTATGCTTGCACACGATCTGAACTAAATCTATCAAATACTCTAAAGACTTTGAATTTATACTCAACGTCTTCATCCATATCATTTGCTTCGAATGTAAAAGTGATGTCTTCAAAACCTTGAACAGGTAAACTAGAGATCAAATTTTCTCCAGAGTCGGAGACAACAGCAGTCGCTTCTCTAGTTGGCAAACTAATGTTCTCAAAATAATAGAAGTGTGTCACCATATCAGTGATGTCTTTCTCCACACCACCGACAGATTTAATCACTACTTTTTTTGGTTTAAAACTAGAGGCGTATTGTAGTTCTTCTTGTGCCATATTATGAAGAGGTTACTGGTGTTGGATTGTATGCATCTGTCAAATTATTATCACTTCCTGGTCTAACGACAGCAGTTTTTGAGTCTGGTTTGGCGGAAGTTGAAGAAGATGATTGTCTCTCTCTATTTAACGCAGCAACACCAGCGGTTGAACCTTGAGTTCTTCTTCTCCTTTCTGGTGGTTTTAAAGACTCTTGCTGTGCAGTTGCTGCTGATGCTGTAGTCTGTCCACTAGCAGCAGCAGGTGGTTGTATTTGCTGTGATTTTACTCTTGCATTACCCGCTTTGATCAACTCGCTAACAAGCCATTGATTCTTTCCATCACTTGTATCCATTCTTTCATTCCTACCAACCAAAGCACCAACTCCACCGTACTTAAAGATCTCAAATCCTGTTGCAGTTTTATACGCTTGGTAGTTTCCTTTTCCAGGTACAGAGAAGTCAAAGGTTTGTCCTGTAGTTAATCCAAAATTCTCTTTGATCTCGGGAGCACTGTTTGGTTGTTCTGATTTTAAATCAGATGCACCTGGAGTATTTTGTCTTTCAGAACCGTCAGCATTTAACAATCTCTCACCAGTCTGTAGATGTGCCAATGCTTGTTCTGCATATCCAAATCTCGCTCCCTCATGACCATATCCCCAGTAATCTTTAGATGCCTGCTTCAATTGCTCGTTAGTGGCATTGGGGTCCATGAAAATTTTATATGCTGATGGATAATCACGTTCCATCTCCCATAGCATTGCCTGAATTTGTTCAGCGTCGGTTGCCTGCGTAATAGGTTTGCCAAGATACTCTTCAATCTTACCCAGACGAGCAGGATCATCAGACCAGGACGCCCAGGATACCAATCCGCCGTTGCGAGAAGTGCCATCACCCATGACTTCTCCCCAGTCACGCTGACCATTCCATCCAGATTCCTGTTGGATGTTGCCAGCGAGCATCGCTGCTCCTCTTTCAGGAACACCAGCACTAACTAACATTTCAGCACCCTTCTTCATGCTACCAGAAGCTTCACCGAGAGGACCGCTGCTACCACCACCACCACCGCCACCTCCACGGCGACCTCCAGTAGTAAGCTTCTTCAACTTATCAAATAAGTTACTGAAGAATCCTTTCTTCTTTTTCAGTTCTTTACTTTCTTTTTTCCCATCTTTGTCATCACTTTTTTCTGACCCCATACCACCACTTGCTTTGTTCACCAAGTTGTTTGGTAGTCCAAAGACATCAGCAATGGGACGAGCAACTTTAGCTACCTCACCAGCAACATCAGCATTTTCTCCCCCCAATGAATTAATCATGTTATTAACTGAAGACAAGATAGTACCACCAGCAACCATCATAGGTAATGACATAGCATCCATCAGTGGTTGTGCCATGGAGTCAGCAGCACTATCAGATTTTGATCCCATATTAAGATCAAGATCAGTAAATCCTACCTTGCCACCAAGAGATGAAGATACTGGTGGTTTTGTGGGAGTTCCTGTCTCGTAAGAACTCGCACTAAATGCTTTAGTTTCTGGTACAGGTCTAACCTTGCCATCCATAGCACTTGGTTGACCTTGAGTGTAGTTATTATCAAGTGGGATGACCATCTCATCGCCATGCAACTTGGCAAGGTATCCCTCGTCAGGACCAGAAACAATACCACCAGCCTCTCGTTCCTGATACATCTGTTGCTGCTGGAACTCAATGTCCTGTGCAGATGTAGCAGCAGGACTTGGTTCTCCTAGATTCAATTCTGCATCGGAAGGATCATCAGCACTCTCATCTTCTTCGGTGGTTAGATCATCAAAGTCTCCAGAGTCAGCAGCATCTCCTTGCTGCTTCGCTGATGCTATAGCCTTTGAAGTTTCTGCATCATCAGTCATCTTCTTCTGAAGATCTGTCTGTGCATTAATAGCAGCAACAATAGCATCAAGCTTTGCCTCAATACTATCAGTTCTCTCACTCAACTGGGTGACAACATCAGTCTTGATTGCTTGGACACCATCAGCAATGACTTTAGTCTC